ATTGAATCAGTGGTTAACTGAGTTTTTTTCAGTGCGCTAAATCTATTATCAGTAATATTTTTAATTGAATTGCTAATAATCTCTTTTGTTGCTGTACCATCACCTGTTACAATACTTGCTTTTTCACCAAATAAGTTATTTAATTGTCCCTCAATTCCTTGAACTGCACTTCCTAAACCTTTAGTTAAATTAGAAGTTATTCCACTTAAAACGCCATTAGTAGACTGATTGATTTGATTAAATTGACTATTAATTTTATTAGTAAGTTCATTTGCAAAAGCAAATGCAGGTTTACCTTGAGCTAAATTAATAATAGACTCACTTGAAAAACTATTATTTTTTTGATTAATTGCATCATCAGTAGAAGATTCACTCTTAAAAGAACTAGTTTCTTGTTGTCGAATATAAATTATCATATAATGACCTTTATCCGCAGAACCAAGGTCTGCTGGATATCTGTAACTTCTGGTATCAAATTGCCCTCTACTTAAACTTGCAAGAGGACCTTTGATTCCATTTCCACTTGGACCTTTATTGAAAGTTATATCTGAAAAACCAAAAAGTGCCATGATTGTCCTAAAAGAGTTATAGATAGTATTTATGTCAAATAAAGGAATGTTTCACCCTAAGAACCCAAAAAAATACAATGGTAATGCCGACAACATTGTATATCGTTCTTCATGGGAAGTCAGAGTAATGAAGTGGTTAGATGATAACCCAAGCGTCATCTGGTGGGCGTCAGAAGAAATTGCTATACCCTATAAATCTCCAATTGATCAAAAAGTGCATCGTTATTTTCCAGATTTCATAGTTAAACTCAAACAAAAGAACGGAAAAGAAACAACATTGATATTAGAAGTAAAGCCAGAATCTCAAACAAAACAACCAATTAGAAAACGTAAAACTCAACGATTTATTCAAGAATCGGCAACATATGCAGTCAATCAAGAAAAATGGAGAGCCGCCGATTTGTTCTGTAAAGAACATGGCTGGCAATTCAAAGTGCTAACTGAAAAAGACTTAGGCATTTGAGATAAATAGAGTATGGCAAAATTAATTGATAGAATTAAATCATCACTTGCAAAAGAAGGTCTAACTCCTAGAACCAATGCATCTAGAGCGTGGTTGCGAGCAAAGGTTAGAGACTTAAAACCAACTTCAGAGGCATTGATGAGAGACAGGGATAGGCTTAGAGGTAGGTCTATGATTGGTAAAATGTATTTCTATTTCTATGACCCAAAGACAAAAGATACAATGCCTTATTACGATAGGTTTCCTTTAGTGATTCCGATTGAACGATATAACGATGGTTTTTTAGGATTGAATCTGCATTACATACATCCTAAGCAACGAATGATTTTGTTAGACAAATTAAGTGACACTATGTCTAATGATACTTATGATGAAAATACTAAACTAAGAATTAGTTATCGTTATCTGGCCGCCGCATCAAAAATATTTGAAGCCAATGCATGTATCAAAAGATATTTATTCAGCCATGTTGACTCTAGATTTTTAGAGATAACAGCTGACGAATGGGACATAGCGGCAACATTGCCTGTTGAAACATTCGTGGGTGCCAGTACGAGCAAAGTTTACGCAGACTCAAGGAAAAAATTCTAATGTCGTTTTCACCAAATCTATTTCTCTCAAACATCAGGTCAAAAGACGGCCCTGCAAAAACTTCAAGATTTGAGGTCATTCTTCCCATACCACCATATATAAATGAATTTATAGGTAATTCAATATTAGAAAAAATTATAAATTTTCCAAATTCTATTTTTAATAATATTGCTGATGCAGTAAATTTTGCAAGAGATAAACCTGGTGCACAAAATGATTCGAGCGGATATTCACGAACATCTAATGCCTCGTTGTCTCGTAATTTAGCACTTCAATGCGAAGCTGCAGAATTACCGGGAAAAACTATGGCAACAACTGATGTAAAAATTTATGGACCAACTTTTAAAGTACCATATCAAACACAATACGGTGATATATCGCTAACTTTTTTATGCACTAATGAATTTTATGAAAGAAAGTTATTTGATCGTTGGATGGAAGCGATTCATCCAACAGACACGAATAATTTAAGATTTCCAAAAAGCGAAAAATCAAGATATATGACTAATATTAAAATTATTCAATATGATGATTTTATTAAACAAATTTATGCAATAGAATTAATTGATGCATTTCCTATTGGAGTTGCATCACAAGCGGTTAGTTGGTCTGATGATTCATTTCATAGACTTCAAGTACAATTTGCATATCAAAAATACAAAACAATTTATGAAGGTAATTATGATCTTGGTGCTGCAGCTGCAGCTTTATTCGGTTCAGCTGGGTCAAGATTATTGCCTTTTGGAAGAGCACTTTAATTATTAACAAGCGAGGTTATTATGTTACCAAAATTAGATGTACCAATTTATGAATTGACACTTATATCATCCGGAAAGAAAATTAGGTTTAGGCCATTTCTTGTGAAAGAACAAAAAATCTTTTTAATGGCTGCACAGTCAGAAGATTCAAAAGAAGTTATCAATTCAATCAAACAAGTGTTAACAAACTGTGTGGTTGATGACACAGATGTTTCTAAGTTACCATTTTTTGACTTAGAAAATCTATTCTTAAATCTTAGAGCTAGGTCAGTTGGTGAAAAAGTAGAATTAAATTATGTATGCAATAATTTAGTTAAAAATGATAAAGATGAAGATGTTCAATGTGCCGGTAAAATAAAATTAGATATTGATCTGATGGATATTAAACCAACAAAAAACGAAGAACATTCCAATAAAATTATGCTTACCGATAAACTAGGCATAGTAATGAAATATCCAAGTTTTGATATTATTAGTAAATTGAACATTCAATCTGAAAGTGATTTATTGCAATTAATTATTGCTTGTATTGATTACATTTTTGATGAAGAAAAAATGTATTATGCCAAAGATTCAACTGAACAAGAATTGACAGACTTCATTGAAACTATGCAACAATCAGACATAGCAAAAATTCAAAAATTCTTTGAAACTATGCCGAAGATTTCTAAAGATGTGGAGTTCAAATGCAAGAAGTGTGGTTACGAAGAAAAAACTACGATTGAAGGCATTCAAAATTTTTTCGGATAATTCTAAATTATGAGTCCCTTGGTAACTACTATCAAACTAACTTTGCACTTATGCAACATCACAAATATAGTTTGACGGAATTGGATATGATGATTCCTTGGGAAAGAGATATTTACATTTCATTGTTGGTTGAATATCTGAAAGTAGAGAATGAAAAACTTAAAGCTCAACAGAGAGTAAAACACTAATGAGTAGACTAGCAGACATATACAAATCGGAAAAGAATAGTGGTGGTGGATTAGGTTCCACTTTGGGTAAAGCCGCACTAGAAAAAATTGATCCAAGAAAAATGTTCAATCAACAAGGATTGATGGCTGCGATGTTGCCTTCTTTATTTAAGGCATATAGGGCGTTACCAAAATCAAACACCATGTCTTCTAGATTAACTGCGCCTAGTTTAAATACAGGCGCTTTAGAATCACAAATGGATGATATCGCAATTAATACAAGATTGACTGCAAAAAATACAATGGTGTTGCCAATGATGGCAAGAGATTCGAATTTGACAAAATTAAACATTATGAAATTAGTCAAGTTGCAGGGTGGCCAAGTATCAAAAAAATTTGATATGTTTTGGAAAGATTCGGCTACAAGAGAAAAAGAATATGAATCAAAATTTTCAAAAGAAAAAGCAAAAACACCAAAACCAAGTTCTTCTGGTGGTTCTCCTGCGGCCGCAGGAGGTGCTGGTGGATTAAAAGGTATTGGTTTAAATTTTCTATCATCACTCGCTGGTGGTATCGGTAAAGGTGTAGGTATAGCCGCTATAGGTCTTGGCATTGGCGGTTTCTTTGCAGGTTTGGCTACAGGTGGAGCTGCGGTTAATGCATTAGGTGGTGCTAGTGGTGTTAAGGATATGTTAGTCAATTTAGCTGAAGGACTTGGAGCATTTAGTGGAACATCTCTTTTAGCATTTGGTGCGTTATTAGGTGCTGGTATGTTATTTGGTCCTTCTGGTTCTAATCCTGTGTCTGGATTAGGAAAAGGACTTAACATGTCAATTGGTATTGCATCAATTGGTTTAGGTCTCGGTGGTTTTCTCGCAGGTCTTGCTTTAGGTGGTGCAGGTATAGATGCATTGGGTGGAAGTGGTGGTGTTAAACAGATGATGGTTGACCTTGCAGAGGGACTAAATGCATTTAATCCAAGTAGTATGGCGACCTTTGGCACATTATTAGCAGCTGGTGGTTTATTTGGAGTTGTTACTGGAGTAGCTGCACCAGTCGGTCTTGCGATGATGGGTGGAACAATGTTGGGTATGACCGCCATTGGTTTAGGTCTAGGCGGATTCCTTGCAGGTCTCGCTTTAGGTGGTGCAGGTATTGATATGTTTGGTGGTGGTCGAGGCGTAAAAGATATGTTAGTAAATCTTGCAGAAGGTCTTAATGCATTTAGTGGACTTGATGCTGGTAACTTAACAAAATTAGCACTCGCAATTCCAGCGTTTGGTGTTGGTATGTTAGCATTTTTTGGATTAGAGGGTATTGCGGGTATAGTTAAATCATTTTCAGATGGCATGAAAGGTGTAAATGATTGGGTTTTTGGAAATGAGAAAGGTGGAAAAACACCAATGCAACAATTAGCATCAGATTTGACGCTGTTTCAAAACATTAATGGTGATAACTTATCAAAAATTGGGCAAGGTTTTAAAGACTTAGCTTCTGGTCTATTAGGATTTGCAAAAGTGACAGATGAAGATTTAGCAAGAGCAAAAAAGGCAGTTGCAGCGGGTGTAGGATTAACAAAGAATGTTCCAACAGCGCCTTCTACACCCTCTGCACCAAGTACAACATCACCATCACCTGTTAAAAATGAACAGGATCGACTGAGAGCAGCACAGCAAGCACCTGGTAGTGGATCATCAACATCACCAACAAGAGAAAATTCAACACCAAGTAATACCGGATCAAATGGTGAATTTAAATCGAAAGAAGATTTCTTAAAAACAATGTATCCTTTAGCAGTTGAAGCTTCAAAACAATTAGGTGGTGTTGATCCAAATGCATTACTAACACAATGGGGATTCGAAAGTGCTTGGGGTTCCAAAACCAGTGGTAAATATAATTACTTTGGAATTAAAGCAGATAAGAGTTGGACTGGCGACAAAAAAGATGTAATGACACATGAATATTTAAATGGTGTAAAAGTAAATTTACCACAACCATTTAGGTCTTATAATAGCCCGAAAGAAGCAGTTGATGATTATGTTAATTTCTTAAAAAATAATAAGAGATATGAGAAGGCTGGTGTATTTCAAGCAAAAACTTCTGGTGAATATTTTGGCGCTTTACAAAAAGCAGGATATGCTACTGATCCAAATTATGCAGCTAAATTAACAAGTGCAACAGAAGGTACTGCTAGAAAAACAGCACAATTACAAATGCCGTCACCATCTACAGGTGTAACATTAGCATCCGCATCAACATCAATGTCAGACCAAAGAATGGCTGCAATGGCACCATCAGGCGGAAATACAATCATTAATAATAAACCGGTCAATGTAGCATCTAATGCACCGTCTTCTGGTGGAAAAACTGCATCAACATATGATAATGAATTGTTCCAAACACTAGTTGGTTTTCAATCGGCATAAAAAAACCCTGCCGAAACAGGGTTCAAACAAAGTTTTATTTGTTTATTGTGCAAGTGATTTGAAGTAATCCAAATCTTCATCTTCTGTAACTGGGTTATCAATCACAGAAATATCATCATCATTAAACTTGCTTACTACGGCAGTATCAGCCTTAGTTGCAGGTGCAGTACCTTCAAAACCTAGAACTTTTTCAAGGCGGGTCTTGAGTTGGTCATAAGGTTTGAATTGTTTTCTCTCTGTGAATTCTTTGAGAGAATATTCTTTCTTCCAAAGGGCTTCGAGTTTTTCATCATCACCGTCATGCAATGCAGACTTAGCAGAAAATTCTGATTTATCGTAGTTGCGATAGCCTTCAACATTACGAATCTTCAACTTGAAGTTAGCACCTTCCCATAAGTCAAATGGGTTAACAGGTGTCTCATCCGCAAACTCAGGATTCATTGCTTCAGTAATCTTATCAAAGATTTTCTTACCGAATTTGTACAAACGAATTTCGCCTTCGTTGGATGGATTTGTTGGGTCTGATACGACCAGAATGTTTGCAACATAACTCAACTTGCGTTTTTGTTTACGAGCAATTTCTTTATTGGCTTCAATGCCAGAATTCCATAGTGTATTGTTATGTTCACAAACTGGGCACTTCTCATTAAGAGTTGTGAGACAGTTATCAATGAACCAACCACCAGGTCCTTGAAAACCGTGACTGAATGTACGAACCCATGGAAGAGCATCGTCACCATCAACCGCAGGAGCAGGAAGAAAACGAATAACGGCCATGCCATTACCTGCTTTGTCTACTTCTGGTTGCCAGAAACGTGTATCATCTTTGGATCCTGCTTCAGCAGGTTGAGAGGTTGCTTCAATCGCTTTGGTTAGTGTTTTGATATCACTACGATTGCGCTTAAGATTTGCAAATGAACTCATATGTATTTCCTTGTATAAATTGTATGTTTGTATAGTTTCTTATCCACATTATGCATTATATCAGATTATATATGTCTTCTGTAACCAGAGATTTTAGTTTCAACAAAGTGTTGCCAACCTCTTTATGCAAAATACCTATACCACCTGCCGCATTGAATGATTGAATCACATCAGGTGTATCATCAATAAGGATTGTGTCGGGTCTTGCAAATTCAGATTTTGTTTTCCGACCTGCAACGACATTCGCCTTAAAAATAATTCCTTTGGAATTCAACCATACTTGCTTCTGCCCTGCTACTGCTGCATGGTGTTTTTGACCA